ACCGCACGGACCATCTGTAGTGGTACGTATGGGCAATAGAACAAGCCAGCATCATAGGCATTCGAACCTTTGTAGCCAACAACCATGAAGTCACCACCAAGTGCATATGGATCGATGTAAACTTTCATGCGGCCTTGAATCGTACCAGCAAACGTGTTGCCAGTGTCATCAACATTGAGGCCAGAAGTGTTCATTGCAGGTGCATAGTCGAGAATACCAGCCATCTGAAGTGCAGAAGCAACATCAGAAGAACAGATCAGGACGTTGCCCTTACCACGACGAGTATCTTTTGCGATTTTGTTCGCTTCACGTTCAATGTGGAACAGAAGTCCCTTGAACTTTTCAACCATCCAGCGACCATTCGAGTCGGTGTTCAGATCGAAGATACCGGCAGTTGTTGTGGAGGAATCAGCAGCACCGCGAGTAGCAGTCGTGTAGATTGTGCGGATAACTTCACGGTTGATTTCTGCAAGCAGTTCAGCAGACAGAATGTTTGCCAATTCAGTTTCGGCATCCAGACCATGAACAGCTTTAAGATCCTGTGCAAGTTCCATTGAGTATGATGCTTTAAGCGCACGGCCTTTAGCACCAACCTGTACTTGCTCGATCGAGAAAGCCATGTCAGGGAATGCAGAGTTAGAATCTGTACCAAGTGCTTCCAACTGAGCGGTAGCCATTGCATCGCCATAGTTGTATGTATTGGTTTCAGCAAGGTTAGCAGTAACCGAAGTCGAACCTGGAAGCGTACCAACATGCTTGTCACCAAGAGTGTTAGCATTACCAACAACAGAAGAGAACGATGTGTTTACTTCGTTGTAGAACGTTTCCGTTGAAGTCTGGTTCGTGTAACGTGAGCGCATAGCGAAGATCAGGCCAGTAGGACCAGACATTGGCTGAACGCCACAGATATCATATGCAATCAGGTTAGGCATCGCACGACGAACGAGCGAGATCAGAACCGGATCGAATGTATCGATGGAACCATCACCAGGGGTAGAGCTAGAAGCGCCCATGGCGTTTGGTGGAATTGGAGACTCTGCCAAGAGAGACTGTGGTGTATAAGAACCAGCTTCTTGAAGAGCTTTTTCGGTATTTTCGAGGATAGCCGCAGTAACATTACGCTTATGGATATCAGTGATGGCACCCATATCAGAATGTTCGAGAATTGGCTTCCACTTTGCAATCATTTGTTCGTTTAGCATTGGTTTTTTCTCCCGATTATGCTTTTTTTATTATGCATTATTTATCGTTTTAAGGTTTTTGAGATGGCACTAACGTATCGAGCCATTTTTTCGTCATGGATTACTGGCTCTTTAGTACCTTCATCAAGTTCAACTTCTTCATTAAGTGTCGAAGCCGGTACTGCGCCTTTAGAGAAATATTTCTCTTTCACTACGTTTAGTTTGGATTCATACTCTCCATCATCGCCCGTATATTCGATACCCTCGACAAGAGTACGGAATTTATCAACTTGCGTAGATGCCAAGCCTTCAGCAGCTTCATTGAAGATAGTTTCAGCTGAATAGCCTTCGATGGCTTCCACAAGTTCCATGTTTGCATTGATTGATTCATTCAGATCTTCTTCAAGCGAATCTACCCGTGCGGCAAGAGCCTCAACAGCGGATACATCGGCTTCTGGAAGTTCCATGTTGTGCTCTTTACAGAGATCGACCAATCCAAACATAAAGGATTCTGCAAGTGATGTACGGAGTGATGCTTCAACAGCAACTTCATTCTCTGCCAACCATTCTTGAGCGGCATAAGAAAGATACGCATCAACTTGCTCTTCGATTGTGTTTGTGAGTTCTTCAAAATCGGCAATGCGTGCTTCTTCAAGACTTTCAAGTTCAGCAGCATGTGCTTCTTCGATTTCGGTAATTTGCGTTGCAACACGAAGGCCAACAGCAGCTTCGAAAAGCGTAGCCATTTTGCTGCGGAAATCTTCTGAAAGTCCTTCTTCACCACCAAGAATCTCATCAAGATCTTCTTTGGTCATGCCTTTGACTTTAACAGCCATTTGAGCAGGTGTTTGCGTGTCCTGATTGCCATGGTTTTCGGCAGATGATTTGTTCTTACCAGCAGCACCAGAAGGTACGCCGTGGTCTTTGCCCTTATTGAAAAGAGCCTGAACCTGATTGAAGAACTTAACACCATCGTCTCCGGTGCCGATATCGCTCATCATTTTGAGAACGGTATTGGTCATCATTGACAAGTTACCAGCAGGATTAGTCATTGCGACTGTTTGTCCCGCCTTAGTTACTTCTTCAAGATCGACAACGATTTGTTCGCCATCTACATCTTCAAGAACAACTTCCGATTTCGATAGATCGACAACAAGGAAATCCTTTTCCTCGTGGACGATGGAATCACCGATTTTTAGTTGATCCATGATTGGATTCTCCTTATTGACGTTGCTATTTTTAGTCATTGTAAAACCTAGAGTGTTTTCAGAAATTTATTAAACAGAAACAGTTTTGCTTCCTGAATTTGTTGAATAGTCTTGGTTTGAAGAATTTTCTTCTGATCTTCAACCCATTCACCAGTGTTTTCGTTATAAAGCCAATCAACACCTTCCATGACACCTTGAACATAAGCTTCATGTGCAGATGGATCAGCCACTACGTCAGCCGCAGTAACCAAACGAAAATCTTGTTGAACTTCATTAATGCCATTAACTTCTTTGAGTGATCCAAGCCCGCGTGATGATACGCCAAGGCAAGCACCTGATTCAATCAAACCACGGACAATTTGCCCAACTGGTGTTTCTGTAATACGCGCCTTGCCAATTACTTGGCCAGACTCTTGAACATCCAAACTATTGATAATAATACATGCACGTTCTAGATCAATTTGTGGTCCAGATGGGTGATTCAATTCGCCGTATGCGCAGCCCTTTGACACCTTCTCTGTGACGTATTTAGACACCGCATTCTTCATGGTTGCGAGCGGATAAGAGCGACCATTACGGTTCTCTTTGATCGCCTGCATGAAGACACCATGAATATATTTTGCGCTCTTGCCATCTTTTGTTGACTCAGTGAGATATTCTACCTCGCTTGTCATCTCTGAAATAAGTTTCATGCTCGATGCCCTTTAAAATATACTTTTCGTTGTTATTGTATTTAGTAAACGCTGTATTTTACTACAATAATTCTGATCTTGCTTCTGTAACAGTGGTTGCTTTTGCTCTAATACGAAATTCCAGCAGAGATGATAAGTCATCTTGTACTACAAACTCATACCGATCATTCGTCGCCTTTTAAGCCTCGTGGGCCGCGTTTTCCATCCTTACCGTCTCTTCCAGGCTCTCCACGGCTTCCAGGCTCTCCTGTATCACCATCCAGACCATCTCGCCCGTATTTGCCGGTAAGCCCACGCTCACCACGTTCCCCATCTTTACCACTACGCCCTGGTTCGCCTGTAGCGCCCCGTTCTCCGTCCTTGCCATCATTTCCATCATTAGGCACATGAACCCTTTCTGCTATCGTCTCAATCAACTCTTGATTTTCGATGATAGTTCTAAGTTCACTCTCCTTCTTTTCTTCAATCCTCAGAGCAAACTCATGTCCACTCAATTCACTGAGATCCACCAAATCAATCGTGTATGGTTTTTTCTCTTCTGTGCAGTATATATTATCGCCTTCAAACGCATGTGTCTGTACGCCACGAAAATCACGAGATGCGATCTTTCCGCCTAAACTCTGATACAGTAGCATGTCACTCGAAAAAGTTGTGTCAGTATCTTCGAGTACGAAATATTTTTCACCATCATCTGGTAATTGACCATCAGTCAGATTCCAGAATTTTGTGAACTGATTATTAAAGCTCTCTGTTGAAACAGAATCTTCATTCACGCAATATGCGAAATCGCCGTGCTGAACAGTGTCTCCATAATGAAGAGTATGCTCAACCCCAGCGATCCGCACTTTACGATCTTCAACAAAGAACACATCACCAGTAATCTCGTACTCGCCTTCAACTTCCAAAACTGTTGAGATGAAAAACTTCATTCAGTTTCCTTAGTAATCAGAATCCGATGGCGTACCACCAGCTGCATATTCTTTTTGGAATTCAACCATCAAAGTGCCGTGGCTGTGTGTACCCGTACGAGTGAACGTAACATTCGCAGCAGTTCTACCGACATTCAATGCACATCCATTACCAGCAAAGTCAATCCAACCAGATGAATCGGTATCCCATACAACAATAGCATCACGTGTGATACGCCAACCATTCGAACCACCACCAGAATCAGCACTATACCAAAGCTGTTTGATGGTGCAGCCGGTGATTGCATCTGTTACACCAGCGACTGCGACATTCGATACACTGTTATTACCAAGCATGACAATGTTTGTGTTGGTAGCAGACATATGCAGAACGACATTACGAGAAGTGTTTTTTACGATCGAATATGTCATTATTCTTTTTCCTTATACTCTTCATAATGAGCTTCATCATTGCCAGGATTATAACCATGATGATGTGCTTCACGATCATACGTAGTTGTCGCGCCAGTGAACAGTTTTTGATACTCTGGTTTGTTGTACATATTATCGAAACGTGGGAACTTGATAGGAGGCTCGCCTTCTTTGCCAAGCTCTAGGCCATGCTTCTTATAAAAGCGTTTCTC